TCTCAGGCTCATAGTAATACAAGTCGGATGTATCATACCCGACAGACTTAGCCTTCCATCTCTGACAATAATCCAACGCTTGATTCCTAAGACTACGATAGATGAGGTTCTTAGCATCTCTTTCACCTAAAGATTTCCAGTGCTCTACCTTATTAGGATGCTCAGCAAACCACATATACAGGGCTTGTCTAATATCCTGAAGCTCGCACATTGGAAACTTCTTATGGTACTCAGAGGACACGTTGGACACAATGTAGTCCCACTCTTCTATGCTTTCCCAGTTCATGCTTTGTCGTTCTTCCACTTTCTAGTACCGGTCAACAAGTCTTCTACTGTAATCAGATAACCCTTGGACTTATTAGGTGGAATCTCGCAGGAGATTTCCCGGCCCAATGTCTCAACAGTTTTCTTTAATATGTGTGTCGGTACTATGAAGGTTGACTGTTCTAATACGAACGCCCAATACGCAGCCTCAGTTACCGACAATCCTGATGGCTCCCATGAGCCTGACTTCATATACCAACACTCAGTTTCAATGTAGATGTTGTTGGTAATCCACCACTTCCTATCGCGCTTGACTTCTACTGTGCGCCCACCAGTGAGCAACTCTTCAACAAGCTGCTCACCCTTACGGCCATAGCCGAAGTCAATATCAAACGAGGAGTTCTTGGCCATTTACTTATCCCACTTATCTCTCATTACTAGCAATGCAATGATTGCGTAGTTAGCTAAATCCTTGAAGGAATCTTCCATTGATTCATACTCTGGCTGGTCACTACCTGTATCAATCAAGTTGTTGATGCGAGCAACCTTGTCATGTATCCTAACTCTGAGCCCATTGATAGGCCCGCCCGGTGCATCAGCGATATTGCGTGGGCCGTAGTCCTTGTGCTTCTTTAGCAGGACAGACATGAGTTCATCATATACAATCCTTACGTCGTCTTCGAACTGGGTGGATTTACGCGGTAACTCTTCGCGCTCAAGAGCGGCACGCTCAGTGTAACGTTTAAGGACTCGTTCTCCTTGTGGGTCGCTGTCACCCGATAACCCATACCAACTAGGTGTTCTATAATCTGCCATATCTCTTCACTCTCTATCCTTGAATAGTTTCTTGAGTTCTCCATCGAAGTCTTCCATTACACTTTCTACTATGATATCCTCAACAGTCTCCCCAATTATCTCAGGACTTACTTCTGCTGTGAATAAAGTTACATACGCTGACTGTAAGATATCTTCAAGATAATCTATGTCATGCCTGTTCTCAAACAATCCACGCAATAGCGAACCAATCATAAGCTTATACCCACCCGGCAGAATCAATGCCGGATTAAACTCATCATCGTCTTCAAGCATGTGGTCTACTGCATCAAAGGCATCCTTGAACTTCTGTCCACATTCTGGACACTTAGGCAACTCACCCTTATGATAATCAAACATCTAGAAGTCCCGCCTTCTGGAGTATTGCATTCTCCCCGTAGCTCGCATAATAGGAGTTGACGTCTTCTCCGTCGGGGAATTGAACGATAGTAACTGGTAATTCTCGGGCAAGACTGTTGGCAAATTCTTTTCCAGGTTGGTCTCCATCAGCAAAGACGAAAACTCTTTCGAAGTCTGCCAGTAATCTTGTATAATGTTTCTTCCAACTATTAGCGCCAGGTACACCGACACAGGGAATACCCACGCAAGCGCTGAGAGTAAGAGTATCCAACTCACCTTCGCAAACAGCAATGAAATCACCAGCACGCTCGATGTCAAGAACGTTATACATCTTAGTATCCGCCCCTGTAAGCCCCATATATTTAGGCTCAACAGCGGGATTGAGACTGCGGAACCGTAAATCCACAACGCCGGTCTTAGTAACATATGGTATGCTTAGCCTTCCTGTATATGCTTCGTGTCCTGGCTCAGCCTCTACGACTACGCCTAATCGCGCCAGCCGTGCTGCTTCGATTGGAATACCCCTGCTTTTGAGGTAGTCTTCTGCCTGATAAATGTTTTCCTGGTACTTGAGCGAAGCTCTCTCCAGTAATTCTTTCTGCGAATTCTTTTGCATCTCTTATACTAATTCCTTCTTGTTGAGAAATGATTTGTAAACTATTTCCTTGAACTCCGCATGCAAAGCAGATGAAGATATTGCTGTCAAGGTTTGCGGTACCTGACTGGTGCGTATCTCCGTGGAATGGGCATCTGAGATTAACTTGCCCGTGGTTTCGTCCAACCTGTGCACCGTAGTGGATAAGCACATCTCTAATACTTGGTAAGTCATTCATTTCTCTCTCTAACCCATTGTTCTAAATCCTGTATAACCCATGACTTCTCTATGCCATGTTGCCTTCGCTTCACTACTACGAAGGCTGAAGGTATGGTCGCTAACCCTCGAGCCTTCGCGTAGTTCTTTGCCTCAACCTGCGCTTCGTCCCAAAAGGCAGGTAAGTCTAGCTTCTTGCGGTTCTTTAGTTCAAGGATATATGTCTTACCCTTAAGGAACACATACATATCACCCTCATCTTTGGCACCAGCCTTAGTCAAACGCTCTGCTATAGCCTCATTCTCACGAAGCCAACGCATCACATCAGTCTCGAACTGTGCACCTTTGCGACCATTAGGGTTTGCCATTAGTATGCGCTCTTATCTTTCTCTAGTATTCTTATTGCCCAATCCAATCCATCCTGTACACCTTGAGTATACTCGCCCTGTACTGGTGGCTTGGCTTCTTCAATCTTCCTGATACACTTAGCAACATGTTGCAAGTATTCAGTCTGTGCCATTTCCTTGGCGTGAATCTCTAGATAATCATCATCCATTGTCTTGTCCTTTAACGATAAGTTCAGCATAAGCATAAGCCCAAGCCTTTGCTTCCTCTGACGGATGAGGATAAATCTCTCGCATCTCTTTGGCTATTTGCTCACGTATCTTTTGTTCAGTATCATTGTACATATAACCAATAATGTCTGCATCCCGCCTAGTCATTATATATTCTCCGGTATGTCTTCGACGAACATGTATTCAGGATTGAATGCAATCCAAGTCATTAACGTTCCATTCGCATCAGCCTTGCCGTATCTGTTCTTAACAGGTGCAACACCCATGCTTGTTCCCACAACTCCAAGTGTGCAGATGAGAGCAGGTAATTGAGCAACCTTACCCTGAATCGCAGAGCGAGGCTGGCACGGAGTCCCTTGTACAGCTTCCGAAGTATGATGAAGTACAACAACGGCAGCGTTAGTAGCACGAGCAAGGTACTTCAACTCCTTCATGATAGCACGCATTGAAGCGAACTCTTCGCCACCATCGGTGGCAACATCCATCAAGTTATCTACAACAATCAGTTGTGGTGGGCATCCCCATAGTTCTTCGAATGCCTGTACCTCTTCATCAATATCCTGAAGTGTAGGTGCTGATTCAAATGACCAGACAATGTGGCTACCCTTAGCAAGGACTGCACGTGTCCAACCTAAATCAGTATTTAATAATTGTTCAACATCTGTTTGATTCTTTCCAGATATCATAGATGCTAGGCGCATGGCCATAGTGTGTGCGTTAGTGTCGGCACTGATGTACAGAGTGGGGACTTTCATTTTCAACGCAAGAGCAAGGGCAAGTGTTGACTTACCTACTCCTGGCGCTGCTGCGAACATCGATACCTCGCTGCGTCTGATGACAATTTTGTTTGACTCAAACGCTTTGAAGCATGACGGTAGCGGTTCTCCACCGATACTCGGGCGACCAACGCTTCTGACAAGTGTACGCAATTGTTTTCCTTCTTGAAGAGTGAGCGTAGCCAACACACCACATGGGGCTGACTACGCTTCACAGATTTCATTATTTAGTTAGCAGGTTTGCATTGGTCAGGTGTACCCTGTGGGGTAGGACATGCCCAGAATGCATATGGTTTGCCAGTAGTCTTGCTGATACCGCTGCGATAGATACGTGCTCCGTGCTTACATGTGGGAGCTGCGGTACCTGACGCTTCCGAGACCGGGCTGGGCGGTAAGGAGACTGGTGGCGTTGTGCTTGTAGTGGAAGCTGGCTGAGATAAAGGGAGTACTGTGTACGCCTGCGCTAACTGCTTGTTAGTCGCAGCAATCTGCGTAGCATAGTCACCGATACCCTCGAGCAATACGCTAAGTTCGTCAGCAGTATTGGCACGGATATTAATCATGTCGCCAGTACCTGTCTTATACGATACTTGCAGTTTCCATTCTTCGTTCATTGCTTCTCTTTCTTCGAAGTAAACGGACAGAACTCTGTGAGTCCACACCGGTTACAGTTGTTTGTGTTAGGTAAGAATACACCAGCCTTGCGGGCTGTGTCAAATTTTTCTACGAAATAGGTAATCATCTCATCGGTATACTTGGAGATGTCAACCATCTCACCAGTACCAGATTGACGAGCCATCCAGTAGTTACCATAGTTGATATCAATACCATAGACCTGCTTGATACCAGCCTTGTAGAACCCAAGCTGTAGGCTTGAGTCAGGTGTGCGTTGTGAAGTCTTCAAGTCAACGATGACTAACTGACCATCAACTTCAAAGATGCGGTCGATAATCATCTTGACTGGTACACCAGCGAACTTAGGTACGATACCTAATTCAATCGCCGGTATCCCTTGGGGCGTCTTCCAAATCTTCCAATTAGTGTTCGCCATACGCCAGTCAATGTACGACTGAACCCACTCTGGTCCTTGGATTTGCCAGAACTCTGCGTCCTCTTTGTTAGGCCGTTCCTTCGTAGCCCTGCCACCAACGCGATACGTTGATAGGTCGGCGTCCTTGGTGTACTCATGCCATGCCTCATCCCATAGTTGTTTACTCAACATGTTGTTTGTCCCACTCTTCAGTTGCCTTGTGGAAGGCAGAGCCACCAGCTGACCACACTGCTGGTTGTTCAGGAATCTCGAGTAGTCGCCCGAGGTAGTAGAGATACCCACAGTCAATGTAGGTAGTCAGAGCTGAGTATGATACATGCTCTGGTATTTTATAGTTATCTGATAAATATACTGACATGCCAAGAAGTGTACAGTATCAGTTGAGATTTGTCAAATCGTAATAACCACTTGATTCAGGTAAATCAGTCTGCTATAATTGTATATATATACAGTATATATATTAATAATATAAAGACCCCGAAGGGGTCTTATATATAATATAATAATATATATATTATATATACTCTTTCTACATAAGTCAAGGCATAAAAAAAGAACCCCCTATCCCGAGGTAAGTACCTTAGGTAGGGGGTCTTCGTGTCTCTAAAGGGCGTTTAAGCCCGTTTAAAGGGTATTCTACAGGCTAGCGTGCGCCTCTTCCAAACTCTGTAGCCGATGGGTCGAGCCACTTTAGGACTGGTCCGAGGAACCCAGCGAGTGCTGCCATTCCAAGGGTCTTCAAGTCGGTCTCGCCTGCGAGGTAGAGTGCGATAGCAGCAGAGGCTGCAGCACGGAACCAGGTCAGCGATACTTGCTTTAGTGCTTCCATTTATTTTGCCTTTCGTTTAGTATTGTGAACCTTACAGCAGGTGCATACTGGTACCACAGCGGTATCCTTAGGCACCTTCTTCTTAGGTGTTGGCTGCAAGGCAGCCTTTACCTGATTCACAATCTTAGGTTGATTCATCCACCAGAACCAAGGGCTAGTATCATTAGCCATATCAGCGTTGATAGAAA